GAATAGAATCCTTTTGCATTGAATATAGCTGCATTAGCAGCATACACTCTAGCCATATCACCATTACATACTGAACATTTAGGTTTAGGTAATTGCTCTTTAATGCTTACTGTTATCTCTTGTGTGATACCGCAGCATCTAAACTCATAAGTAGCCATTACCACCAATACTCCTTTTGCCAATGATCCCAAGCATTACACGCAGAACCATAACGATGTTCTGCATACCGGATTGCCCATTCTACCTGCTCTAATGGAGTTAATTCTCTAACCTTGTGATTCATAAACTGCCATGCTCCACTAGCTCCGCTGGATCTATTGATAGCGTTATATCTAATGTTCGATTCTTTTACTGCTATTTTGAAAAGACATGAAGTTTGTAATTCACCGATTAAGAATGTTGAATATCTTTCAGGTGTAAGTGTTGGCATCTGTTGAGCCATACCTGCTGGCGTAGCCGAGCATAGAGCTATCCCAATAGCGCAAGCGACCCCGCGGGCTAGCCGCAAAGCGGCCCGCGGTGAGCCTTTGGTAGGCTCTCGCCTAAGCGTACCATACTCGTCAAGTCGAAATACAAAAGCCCTAATCAGAGCCATATTTCTCCCCCTTTGTTCGGGCGTGTCTTATCTAACTCTTCGATCTAAATTTTTTAAAGCTACTGCATTTTCTGCACCCAAAGCAAATAACATTGTCTGAAAGCTAATTTGTTTTGGTTTGTTGTCTGGCCTATCGAATTTAAGGTTATATGGTGTTGGCACGACTGCATCTGCCACTTCCCATAAATCACCAAACCATCGAGAGCGACTTACGACCAATAAAGCAATTCCATTGTTATTTGCAATGAATTTATCGACAAATGGCGTTGGTTTGCTGAATGGCGGATTCATCCATATCCGACCATGCCATTCTTGTTCTAAAGCTGGCTTGCAGCAAAGACAAAAACTTTCTTTTGCTGGCACATTGGCTAATCCGCCATGCGGAGCAGCTACATCTAAATCAAATTCCAAGCCGAGCAAGTCAAAAATAAATTTTGGAGTGTAATGCTCGTCTGAACTTGTTAAGTTATTTGCTGCCATTTTTGCCCCCTAATACTTTGCACACCTCACATACTCGATTGACGATTGTCCATGATCCGCAGCCTTTACATCTTGCAATATCCTCTGTCGGGACTTTGTCTTGCAGCAATGGCATTATGTCGCCTAGTCGTGCTATGAACACATAATCGGCAACGCTTTCAAGGCTATCACCTTGACCATTGCAACGCATAACCGCAAAGCCTAATTTGCTCTCATCGCGATTTTTTAATTGCTTGATAAAGCTCAAAGGGTCGAATTTAGCCCTGGCTTTGACTTCTATATCAAATGGAGTTCCAAGCACATCGCTCCCAGAAGCGCCACTATTAACTGCCCTAGCAGCTTCCCAATACTGCTGAAAATAGGCCGCCACGACATGCTCGGTTCTCCTGCCTCGAACCTTACGACTTTGATTCGCCATTAGTCAATGCCTCTAAAATCTCTTGACCAAGCGCATACGGAATCATCGATCTTAACTTGGCATTTTTCAATTTACCAGTTCCTCCTGCGTTAGTTCCAGCTGGGCTAGATTCATGGCAACTCATTCCATTTTTACACATTGGTCTTGGTGTCCAATTTGGCACAACTCCCCAAAGATCCGTGGGCTTCATGCGCACATCACCATATTGGCAATAGGTAATAGTTCTACGCTCATATTTGTCCATGAAATCCCATTTTCGTAGCATTCCTCTAGGGTTTTCCAATATCCAGCCTTTTGTTGGATTTAATCCATGAATAAGACTTAGGGTATGAGCTATTTGTTTCATGGCTTCATATACCGCATCGTGCTTTGGTACGGATTTCTTTAAATCATCATCCCAAGCCCAATACTTCCAAAGACTAGCTACTGACCATTTTTGGCATGGCGGGGAAGCCCAAATAAAATCAAACTGACCATACTTTGAAGTTAAATATGCTGGAGTTAATGCCATCACATCACGTTCATCGGCTTCAAAATATTCATCCAACTCAACTTTGATAACTTCATGGCCAGCATCCTCGAAGGCCTTCGTGGCTGAACCAGTTCCAGCAAAGAGATCAAGTATCCTCATCCGTCTTTCCTAGTTCCACTAACTCCGTGGCATTTACCGCATTCCCAAATAGCATCGTGATCAGTTCGACCGCCGACATTTACCAAGTCAAAGAATGGTCTAGGCTCGTTGCAGATATCGCAGGTTTCAATAATGGCATCATTATCAAAGTCATCGCCGAGCAATATCTCTGTGCCATCTCTTTTTGTAATTCTAATAAATCCCATTAGTTCAACGCTCCCTGTGTTGGTCTTGGTCTTTGTGGTATCCATCGGCCTGATTTGTCGATTTCCATCCATACTATAAATTCGCATTTATCAACCCATGATCTAGGGCATTTGTAATGCTTCCATGCTTTGCCTCTTGTATTGCCTTCCTTTGGCTCGCAAGCGACATTATGAGTAGGACACATTGGTATTTCCTCTGGCACTACATTGTCGTTAATAGCTGCAACCGCTTCTGCAACCGGAATTGGCATTTCTTTTGGCTCAATAGTCCAAGGGTCGCTTGGTTTCTCAACCTTGATTATGCGGTCTTTAACCGCTTTGCTCATTTCCTCGCGAGATGGTCTTTTGCCTCTTGTCGCATAACCACAATTCGCCAAAGCGCGCCCAATAGCAGAAGTTTCGCAATTCTCAAGCGCATTTGTAGCATTAACGCCCCGGTCGGTAATTGTTTCAAAAGCAAGTCCAGATGCCCAATATCGCTGGTCAGCCTCTGTTCGATATAGTCGAGCCATAACGATAAAGCGATTTGTGGCCGCTTCGATGAGTTCAGTTTCAATTCTGCCATCTGGGTATTCCTTCCAAAACTTCATCAGTCGATCCTCGACTGTTTCATAGTCCTCTAAATTAAATCCCATTAGTAATCCTCTCTCGGTGTTTGGTGCAAAGCTGCTGCTTCTGCCAAATATGCAATGGCATCGTGATAGTTATCCATGTGCTTTGGACTTTGATAGATCCTGGCAAGTTTTGTAGCGACCATATCCAGACACCAACCTTCAGCTGATCGGATGTCCTCGTTAATGATGCCTTGAATAGCAGCAGTCCGATATGCGGTAATATGGAATTCCCCATACTGCTCCTCGCGTTGCTCGATAATGGTTGCAACTTCTCTAAGGACATCACTTGCTCTCATTTCGGCCAACCTGCTTTCCGATATTAAAGCCATGTCGGTAGGTTCGGGTCTGCTGATCGTTTCTTTCCCAGCGACCCCAAACGAAGCCAAGTAATAGTCCTGCCATGCCAATTAAAAATATAGCTGCATCGGTACTCATGCTGCCGCCTTTTGACTAAGGTGGCGATTCACAATTTCGTAATCTGATCTAGATAAATAATCATCCACTTTTTTGCAAATACTTTTTAAAGAATCAACTGGAACACGATACCAAGCTGGCTTAGCCATAATGTTAGTGGTAAAACCACCTTTGACTTTTGCGATAAAAACACCGCGATAGAGGTAGCCACCTTCTTCTTTACATAAATTATTCATTTCTGCCCTCGTTTTCTGTGCTTTCTGCACATGACTAGGGTTGCACTTATCAAGTACCGACACAACCCAGTTTTCGGCGTGTCGGCGTATCGTTATAATCTTGTTATATTAGGCGTATAGCTTTCCGTAAATGGTAAATGAGCCATCCTGATTAACTGGGACTGGGATGCAGGTAACATTTTTTCCATGCACTTCAATAATGCCAAAGCCACCCTGCCAATTAGCGCTTCCAGCCTTTAAATAAGACGCTTGCTTGCTATCCATTAAGTTCCCTACCTCAAAGCCCCAAAGTGTCTTAAAACGGCCTTTAAAGCCCTGTGAAAGGCCTTGTAGGCCGAGCCTATGGGTATGTCCGCAGACGACATTAGCCCCAAATTTGTTGGCTAGTCCAGCTGCAGTTCCGCCAGCGTTACGATTTAGCGAACCTTCATCTCCATGCACTAAGACCCAGTTTGGTAGGAATTCGTAAGGCTTTCTGTGAAACTTGATTCCGAGTTCGTCAAATCCCATGAATTTCGGATAGTCGAGTTCTGGCAAACCCAGCAAGCTTGGTGCGCCACGCAGCAGCGTGTGGTAGAGCCTGTCGGTGTGGTTGGATCGAGTAACGTCAGTCGTACCCAACTCCCAAAGTATCTCGCGGCAAGTTTCTCTATCAGCATCTAACTGCCCTTCCCATTCTAACTTTGTGCCTTTAGCCCATTTGCTTTGGCTCTGCATATCCAGCTCATCGCCGACATTTAGAATCTGGTCGAATTTTTCGCGGCGCACTAGCTTGATTAAATTCTTAACTGCCTTTTCATGATGATATGGGACTTGAAGGTCAGAAATGATTAATATGCGGCGCTTAATCGTCATCCTCATCATCGATTATTGTGCCGATATCCTCTACTTCCTTTTCTGGCAGATTAAACCAATCAGGCCAACCAGCAGAAGCGGCACAAAGGTATTGCGCTCCATCAACGCTAAAACCAGCTTTGCGAAGCGCTAAATAGTATTCGCGGATTTGAATAGCATGAATCTCAAGCGGAGTAAAATCAGCGCTATTGACTGTCTTTACCCTGGTTGGTTTCCTTTTGGCCATTCTTTGCTCCTACGATCCATTCGGTGTTTTCAATGAATATCTCAATTCCTGATACCAGGCAATTGCCATCCATTAAACCCATCGGCGTTATTTTTGCAGAAGGATGTGATAAATCTGGTCGATTTGACTTTCGACACGCGCTAAGCGGTCATTCATCGAGCCGCCCCCGTTTGGCTTTAGCTCTGCCAAATAATGCTTTACCAACCAACGCACTAATCCAATAAATGAACCAATAACGATCGAAGCAGCAGTCGCATAAGCCGCTATCGCTTCGGCGCTCACTTTTTCTTAGGTGTGGCATAACCAAAGATGCCTGCCAATACCGCCCAAAGAATTGAACGATAATCCAATGCAAAATCAGAGTTAGCCCAAGCAGCTAAGAATGCTCCAGCTAATAAGAAGTAAGCGTTTTTCATTGTTGGCCTTTCAGTAGCGGAATATCAAATAGCGAAGGATCTTTATCACCCTTCGGCGTAAAGCTGATGTGGATATGGCTTGTGTGGGGATTTGACCCTCGGTATTTGCGCCAGCGCCATCCCAATATGGGTGAAGCAATCTTTCCGTTGTGGATGATGTAGGCAATGCGCTTATCTCGCTTTGCGCAGGCTCTAATCTGATTTGCAAGATATATGCTCTCTGATTTATGTCTTGATAAATCGCTATCAATGTCCAGCGCCCGAACACATCCAGTTTTGGCATCTGGATTGTGATCTGACTTTTCGGCGCGGTGCTTCGCATCGCCTATCCAACCATCTGAGCGCTTGTCGCGGTCAGGGTAATGAAAGTTGATTGCATCGCGCATTTCATGAGCTGCAAGTGATAGCCAGGGTTTCATCCTAGTAAGAGTTTTGCCTCATCCTCAGTAATGCCTAATTTTTCCAAAAGAGCAGCTTTTGCTATGGCTTTGGCTTCTAACTCGGCTAATCTTTTTTCAGTTGCTTCTTTTTCAGTTGCAATTGCCGCCAATTCCTCTTTGGTAAATGGGCGCTCGATAATTGTTTCCTCGCCAGTTTGGACATCGTAAATTTTCTCAATATACATAATTGCTCCTATCAAGCGCTCGTATAAACATAAATAGTGCCAGAATCAAAATTTCCCGTGCTTGAAACGATAGAAACTGAAGTGGTAGCAGCAGTCGCTTCATACCAACCACCAGCATTTCTAAACTTTTCTAAGTTACTCGTAGTAGCTCTAGCTCCTGATGAAAATTGAAATGTTTTTGTGCCTGTTGTTGTGCCACCTGTTAATAATAAATACCCAGCAACGGATGAACCATTATTGCCAGACATTTTGCCAAAAATGATTTGATTTTGAGTATTTTCATTGATAGTAGTAGCAATATCAGCCGAATATGTACTGGCCATTTCAAACTCGTTACCATAAACATTATATTTAGAATTTGCACTATCAGAATTGAAATATAATTTAATTTCACTTGAAGCATTTGCGGATGAAGCGCCATGCACGAAAACCATAATTTTATCTGCTGCGGATATCCCGGATACTGTGATTGTTGTTGCTCCGGTTAATGCAGTTCCACCGCTATTTACCAAACTCCAGCTAGCGCCTGCTGCTGGCGCAGCAGCCCATTTTAATCCTGTTGCAGTAGATGAATCAGCAGTTAATACATGACCATTAGTTCCGACTGCTAATCGAGCAGCAGTATCGGCCGCGCTTGCGGCAATTAAATCACCTTTTGCATCAAAAATAGTTGCAGGTATTCCAGTTGCATCCGTTACCCAACTAAAATCCATGTCGGTATTAGAAGCCTTGCTTAATACCTGGCCTGTCGTGCCACCTTTAAGATCGACCAATGAAGTGTCGATGCCATTGCCTAATGTGCGAATGGCAGCTGCACCATCTTTGACCAAATCCGTATCGGCTGGCGTTGTCCAGCCAAAGTTTGTTGTGCTTGGCATTGATTCTCCTTTAAGAAACTATTGTAGCGTTAAGCCAGTCTAGGGTTGGGTTTAATGTATTCCAGGTTTCAGCCGCGCCCACGCCATTCCATCTCGTTGATTGCAAGCTATAGGCGGCATTTGAAACATTCAAAGTCAATGAAAGTTTGTTATAGGCAGCCCTAAAAGTCCAACCTTCCACGAAGCCCTGAAATGTGCCTTCATGCATATTGGCTGGCAAATCTGTGATATTTAGCGGTAAGCCCATGAATACATTGATGAGCGCATCTCGATCCACATCGGTCAATTCGGGGTTGGTCAGCTCATAGGTAATTGAATCAAATTGTGGCTGCGGATAGGCACGAAGTGATAAATAGAAATCTGCTTGGCTTTGAGCATCTGCACCATGCTCTAGGCTTGTAGTCAATGACCAGCCTTGCTGACCATAAAGAGCTATTGAAGCGTTATCAGTAGCGCTTACTTGCTGATTATTTTTGTAAGTTAAAGTAATGTTATTGCGTAAATCGCCAATCCGTGTAGTCGTGCGTAAGCCAGCAGCTAGAGCATCGTTGGCGCTCAAATCGGTGTAACCATTGGCGGTTACATATTCAATTCTATGGGTGCTATCGGCATAACCAATACGACCCTGTGCATCCTCATAAAGATAGCCAAGTCCTGAAGTGGCCAAAGATGCGACCAGCGAATAGGCATCGGTTGTTGATGCGGATCGACTGTGTAGCTCATAATCGCCGGGCTGGTCGATTTCACCCAAGCCAGTATTTTCTGCCCCTGCCCAAGTTTGTGTCGGGCTATAAGTTGCCCAAGTAACTGTCGGCGCTACGCCATTCCAGTCATCGTAAAGCAACCCTGAAAGAATTGTATAAATCTGATCGCCATCAAAATCGGTAGATAACACGCCTTCGGTAAGCGCTTTTGGCAATTTGGATAATGCACCAACCGCAGTAACCCTGAAAGTTTGAGTGATTGTGATATTGCCGCCCTTTTGAACGACTTGATCGATGTCGCTCACGAAACCGCCAAAGATATTTACATTTGTATTGGTGCTATCTTTTACGCCAATTACGACTGAATCGTTAATGGTTAAATTAACTGCGGTTTCATCAAAATTGATTATTTCAAAGCTGGCATATCCGGCTTGCGCTTGGCTATAAATATCGGTGCGACCGGAAGTGATAGTTAAATTGGCAAGCGTTACATTCTCAAATGAACCGCTACCATTTATCGTTAAAGTCCAATCAGGTGTCCAAGCGGTCATATTGCATAGAGCGCGCTAGCGCCCCCAGTTCCTCTTGTGAATGAATTATTTAGGACTTTGATAATCTCGCGAGCAGTTCCTTCAGGATCACCTGCAACGCCGATATTGACTGTAACATTGTTTGGCACTTGGCCAGCGATAGTCATTGGTTGGCTAAATGGTTTAGCGCCTACGCTTGCAAAAGTATTTGAAGCAGTTGCGGTTGCCTTAGCTGCGGTTGAAGCGCCAGTAAAATTAACTGAACCACCACCACCGCCGCCAGTAATCGAAGGAGCAGTTGAACCATAGATGCCAGCAGTTCCGGTAAGAATACCTGCGCCTGCGGTAGCACTTGCTGGCATTTGAACACCTTGCGAACCTGAACCTTCGATAAATTTTTGAGCGGCCAAAATTGCAGCAGTTCCACCAACTGCTACTGCTGCGCCTAATGCTGGATTTAATGCAAAAGCTGAAGCAACTCCAGCCAAAAATGCACTTGCCTTTAATGCGTTATACGCTTTAATTAAAGTATTTATGACTGTAATGGTAGCAGCGATTCCGGCAGCTATTTTGCTAACTACGAACATTGTGGCCATAACTCCAGCCACGATTAAAATTTCCTCTTTAAGACTTACGACTGTTTTAATGACTGAACGAATGCGTTCGCCCCAACGATAGAATTCTTGGTAGGTTTCGCCAAGCGCTGATTTAACGCTTTCATCGCCAGTTAAACCGCCAATGGTTGCCTGTAATGCTGGCACAAAATGATTTAGTAACCAACCAGTCAAATCTTGAACGACTGGAAGTAAAGCCGCGCCAATAGATTCATTAGCTTCATCAATAGCAATGCGAACGCGCTGCATTTGCTTCTCGGTGCTTGTAGCCTCATTTTCCGCAAAGTTGCCAAATGTCTTAGTTAGTTCTTTGTAAATCAAATCAAAATCTTTTGATTTGATAATGCTCTGATCTAGTCCTAGACCTAAACGACCAAGTGAAGCCGCATTTCCATCATATGCTTTACCCAAAGCAGCCGCAATCGCTTCCAAAGGCTTACCAGTAGCACTTGAAATATCCAAAGCTAGATTGAGAAGGTTCTGCGCATTTTCGACATCTTTGGTCGATCTTACTAATCTAGCAAATGCTGGTCGCAATTCATCATCTGTTATACCAATGGCAACGCTGGTTTTGGTAATCCAGTTTTCAACTGCCGCAATTTGCTCATTGGTAGCCGATGTCGTGTTTTCAATTGTTAAAGCTAATTTGCGTTGAGCCGCTTCATCCTCTGCGGCATTTTGGACGACTTTATTTACATATGCACCAACCGCTGCACCAACCGCAGCAAAAGCCAAAGCAGCCTTCTTAGAAAAGTCGGCTATTTGGGTGCTAAATGAATCTACATCTTTTTTACCTTTATCAAGGCCGGAAGTGAAAGCAGCTATATCTGCAAGCAGTTTAAGCGTTAATGTTCTTGAACCTGAAGCAGCCATTTAGTTCCACTTCCCTAGAATCTTTTGAAAGCTATTTTCCCATTCGCGCACAATGTAGGGTTGCTCTTTGCGTAGCGTTGGATAAATAAACCAACCGCGTGAGCCTCGACCAAAGCGACCAGACCAAACCGGGAATTGCTTATATCGATTTGATCCAAATTCGCTGCCAGCCCATAAGTCTTTGGTTGTTGCTCCACCGGAGTATCTTTGACCAGCAAAGCCAAAAGATAATTCACCAATGCGGCTAGACTTCTTTACACGCGAACCTTCGGCAATTCTGCCTGCAACCTTGCGACTATAAAGAGTGTTAGCCTGTTGGGTAACTTTGTCCTTTAGGTAGGCTGCTAATGCACCTGATACTTGGCGAGCCTGATCGATGGATTCCTCATCCATAGATTTGAAGGCGCGAAAGACCGCAGCAAGTTCAGCTTTATCAAAAGCCATAACCTCATTGCTGGTTTCCATTCTGCTCCTTCAATATCTCAACCGCAGTTAAAATATCCTCTGCGCTTTCCCAGTATTGCATCGGTATTCCTGTTGCAATAGCTAGTTGAACCAGTAATCTACTTACTGATCCTTCTCTGTGGCTTTTGGGTCATCCTCACCTGCCATTATATTTGAAACTGTTTCCATCCAAATTTCATATGACTTAACTGGCTTTCCAGCAGCTTCGCGCTTCATGGCGTGATATGCCAAAAACATTAAATCAGATACGCCGATTGATTCGACTGCCTGCTTAATGGTCTTGCCTGTTTTCATTTCCCATTTAGCCCACTCCGGCGGTGCGGCCACATAAGTAGCCACATCGCCCGAGTTATATTCAATTGTAATTGGTAACTTCATGCTCTCGATTTCCTAACTTTTAGCTGAATGTTTCGGTTGGTGTTCCAACGACAGTCATTGCCCAAGTATCGGTCTGCGCTCCTGGAGCTGCGCCACCTGCGCTTGGGAATACTGGCAAAACATTGAACGCGAAAACTGCGCCAGTTGCAGCAGTTAGTGAAACTGCCAAAGTGGTGTTTGGTGCTGATTCGCAGGCTGACCACATTGCCTCAAATAGTGAGCTTGCTGCTCCCCAATCTGAAAGCAATTCAATGTTGAATGTCCATTGATCATCGGTGTGCTTGTAAGCTTTGCCATCTAAGGTCTGATAGACATCGATAGTCGGGCTATTTGATAAAACCGCGCTAGTAGTCTGCGCATCGTAGTTGGTGCTAGCGATGGTCAGCGTAATATCGCGGCCAGTTATTACATTTGTTGGCACTATTACTCCTTTTTACGATTGCGTATAGTGTTTGCTAACGCGGATGTCTGAAACTAGCATTGAGCTAGCCCCAATTTCAGTTACTGTTGGTCGCTCAACTACCGCGACTTCCCAACCTGCCGGGATTGCTTGAACGACTGAAACGATTAACTGTTCCAAGTTATCAAGTGAAGCAGGATTTGAATTGTAAGCCACGATAACCGAGATCGTGAGATTAACATTGCAATGAAAACTAGATTTGCCGATTGTGTCGAATTCTAAATAAGGCGAATCAGGCACTAATACGACTGCTGGCGGAATTACCGCTTCAGGCACATGATTATAAACATTAGCCGCGACACTTCCTAAAGCTGTTGCTAAAGCACCACGCACATCTGCTGCAATGGTTGTTGGCATTATTGAGCCAGCGTTTCTACATCCATGTAAGCCCCAAGCAGACCTACGCAGCGATTAAATAATGACCGACCCATGCGAAAAGGCACGCTACTGAAATCGACACCCTCGATCTGTCCGCCAGGTGCTACGCGACTTTGAAAGATTTCAACCGATACTGTTAAAACCGCCGCTTCAACGCTGGAATTGCCGACATAGGTAGATGCGCCAGTCAATTTAGCTTTACCGCTTGGGATTATGTTCGCTTCCTCGACATCTGCATTCGTGATATCTGCTGCGAAAGTGTAAGGCGTTAGATAATCCTCTAAAACTGTGCGTGTGCCATTGTAAGGCGAACCGCATCCGGTAATGACGACTGATTGGCCTTCGGTGAATTCATGGATGCCAGCAGTTTCAAATACTGCGACATTATCAGTTAGTTTTGCTTTGATTACTGGTGCTTCAAAAGATACGAGCATTGGCAAAATCGTATTTTCAGAAGCATCGATAATATCCTCTAAATAAGCATCGTTATAGAGAGAATTCGAAACGCCAAGTATCGCTCGCAGTTGAGCCGCGGTTACAATGCTTGGCATTTCGATTCCCTTCTTTCGACCTACTGCCTAGCCCCGAGAGCTAGGCTAGGCATGACTATGCTGATTGGTTAAGTGTGAATGATCCTGCTGCGGTTAGGGTCGCTACTGCGCCATATCCGTAGTAACCAACTTCAACTTGACCTGTTCCAACGATGTTGGTGCGTAGCTGAAGTGGGCCAGCGCCTTCGTACCAGACGAATGAATCGCGATTTACTACGCAGATTGAATCATCGCCTGTTCCAGACATATTTGGATCGACATAAATTGGCAGACCCATTACTGAACCAGCGAATGTGCCAGGTGCAACTGCTCCAACGATGTTGGTTGTTCCGCCTGCTGCTAAGTCAAATAGTGGGCGCTTGTTTGAATCGTTGAGCTTGATTAAGTTAGCCCATTGATCCGGTGAAAGCACGATACCAGTCGCGGTGCGCTTGGTATTTGAATAAATTGAAGCTGCTGCGCGTGAGATGAAGCCAGCAAATGAATCGCCATCGAATGGAAGTGTGATTACTGTTGAATCAAGTGTTCCAGCCTTTAGCGCGTTAGCAACTGCGGTGTCGGTTGCTGCTGCATATTGATCGGCCATGAGCCTGACCAGCTCCTCAAAAAATGCAGGACTTGTGCGGTCAAGGACTTCGACATCGAATTTTTGCATCCCGGCATATTTCTTGACCGATACTGAAACATATTCGATTTCAGTCTGTGTGTCGCTAAATGCGCCCTTTTCTGCTGCTTCTGCAACTGTTGGAGCGGTCTTAACGCGTGGGATTTCAAAGGTCATACCAGCTGCTGGAAGTGTCGCGGTGCGAACTGCTGCAATTGCTGGGCGGATACCTGTGGTCTTTGGATTCCAAACATCAGTAAATTGTGGTGTTGGAACTAAACCTGCAACTTCAGTTGTGGTTGTGTCTGATGCTGCTTGGACATATTGACGAGAAACATCATCACCTAGAGCAGCACGAACTGAATGCTCTAGATATGTTGCTGGTGAATTGATTGGTGAGCGCAACTTGGTATGTGCAACTGGTGCAGATGCCATGATTGTCGGCTCAACCTTTGCAGCTTCTACCGCTTCGTCTGCGATAGGAGCTGGAGCGGTAGTGTCGGACACTGTATCTCCTTGTGTAGTTTCCTCTGAAACCTTTGTTTCAGAATTCTCTGTTTCATCGCTAGCTGCGACTTTTTCGACCCTTGCTGAATTTATGGCTGGATCTGTTACTAGGCTGACCTCTTGGATTCGAGCGGCAGTAATTTGCATTACGCCATTAACGACCTCATAATCCTCGATAAATGCGCCAACTGAAAAGCCATCGCGTAATCCTTCGGCTGCTTCTAGCAATGAATCATCGCCAGCAATTGTGCCAGCGACTTTGAATGTTGCATCGATGCCATCATCGTGGATTGAGTAAGTCAGCAACTTACCAATTGGTCGGGTGCGGTCATGCTCTAATAAAAGTTTTGTGGTCTTGTTAAACTTCAATGAATCGGCCGCGAAAATTGTTGGCCCAACTGAAGTGTTGCCCTTTTCGCCAAACGTAACGATGCGACCAGAGATGGTGCGTGCATCTGCATCGGCGGCGGTGAGATTAACCGAGAAATTTAGTTTCATCGAATTAAGTCCTCCTCCTCTTGGATTTGTTCAACGCTCATTGCGCCGAGTTGATTTAGTATCTGATAAACCTGAGCGCGCTCTAGCGCTGATCCGCGTAGGAAGTCGTCCAAGTCAAAGCGTGTTTCGGTATTTAATGTCGCAAAGTCTGGCATGGATAAACGCTGCTCGATTGGAACGAGAATGTTGCGAACGCTAAAGTCAATAAGCGCCTTGCGCTCTGATACCGCGTTGGTGTAAGTCATCGAAGTAGTTTCGCTAGATAAGAAATAAGCTGGGATGCCTGTGGCGCGAGCAATTTCTAATGAAACATACTGGCGAGCCTCATTTAATTGTAATTTGCTTGGATCAATACCTAAAACTTGCAAATCAATATCAGCATTTAAGAATGCAGTCGAGTTGGTCTTGCGTGATTGATTCCAAGATGATAAAAGTCTGTTGATGCGCTCTGCGGTTAAGTTTGTGCCATTTGACTTCAAAGCCATTGTTGGAACTGGTGATTGGGCAAACGCTTCCGCAGCTCTTTCCAACGCGATTGCTGCGCGGATGGTTCGGCCTGCTCTCGTTAATAGGCCTTCATCCATTCCATAAAATGTAATTATTGATCCAACACCGGATGCTGGTGCAATTTTGCCATCAAGTTGTAATGCAATGATTTCTGTGCCATCAGCATTGAATCTTGGTGTTACACGCTTTGGTTCTACGCGTGTGTAATCAGCTATACGACCATCTGAATAAATTGCATTTACGACTGCGTAAGATACTCCGTAGAAAAGCAAATCCTCTGCTTGCCATACTCGGACATAAGAACCGGGAACGCGTTGATCAGGTTGATTGATAACTCGAAGTGGCTCAATATGCGCCCCAGTTAATTTATTATACTGTTCAAGCGGTAACGATGCAACGATTCCGCAGATAATGTTGCGGGCGCGTGCAACTGAAGGAACACTCATCGCAGTATTGCGATCTATTGTATAAAGTGGCGTTAAATAAAATGTGTCTGGATTATTTACTGGCACACTAGCTGCATCAACGATATTTGTTGGTTCAGGTGCGCGCAAAGTAAAGTTATCAAGGAATCCCATTACCGCAAATTATAGCCTTAGTCAAGTTATTGCACAAATATGTCGATTTCGGACTGCGAGCGTGTCGCATAGCTTGAAACCATTGCAGTAGCGACTGCGGCAGCAATTGTCGCATTTGAAACCTTGCGACCCATGATCCAACCGCCATCACCTTGCGGTAATTTGACTGCGGATAGCACTTGTTTGGTTAATTCGGGTTGCCCGGTATGGTGAAGTCGTTTTGCAGATATAGCTGAAAGCATTGAATCGCAGGCTTGCGCATAATCAATGCCATCAATCGGTTCGGTTTGTATTCCAGCAGGTTTTAATCGCGCAGCAACCGCGCCAGATGTGCGAGCGGAATAGGCAACGACTTGGGTGTTAAATTTTGCAACCCAATCTGCAATATCGTTAGCTAATTGCCTATCATCAAGGGTTTTATCATTTGTCCAAGTGGATAGCAGCGCCACTCTGAAATGCCCCTCGTTACCCTCTATCCGTTGCGCTGCAACTAGCGCGGCTGCTTTGCGATCTGGCGATAAATCAATCGCCATCCAGGTATCTGCCTCGGTATCAAGTTTTTCCAATGTGGATTCGCAACTTGCCCAAAGGGACGGATCGATAACTGGATTTGTGGTGGTTACCCAAGTGGTTAAAACCTCTGTGCGAATAGTGGTTTCGTCATCGGTTAAAACCGCTCGGATATTATCCGGGTCTATCGTGTGGCCTAATGACGGATTAGCCATTGCAATAGATTCCCAAAATTTAGGATTATCAGGATCAATTGGAACATCTGGTATTCCAGACCATTCAAAGTAACCAAGCCCTTCAGATTTCTTTAAAGCTATGGCAGCTAGAGCCTGTTCGCGGATTCTGTTTAGAATTAAACTGTGCTGATCGCCTGCCGATGAATAGAGCCATAATTGCGGATTCTTAGCCGACATTTGCGCATATCGCATGGATGACCAAACATCGTCATCTGTATATTCTCGGACTTCATCCATATGAACGACATCGACCGCAGCTATACCGCGAGCGGATGCGTTATTGGCTCGAATTAAATAGCGAGCGCCATTACGAAGCCTTAATTCCTGCGATCCTTTAGATTCGATTTTCTTAACCAACTCGCCCTGAAGTTTCGGGCTACTGTCGATAATCTCGAATATCTTGTAAAAGATTTCTGATGAAGTGGTCAATTTGTGAGCTGTGCCGACTTGCATCTTTTCATCCCATAAGAACATCCCAGTTAGAATGCGTAAAGCCATGAAAGTAGATTTACCATTCTGGCGAGATATGCAAAGCGTGTTGATCTTGTTAATCCATTTCCCGGTATCCGGGTTGTATTTGTGAGCATGTTCGGCCAACCATTGCTGCCAGGGAAGCAGCGGCCAGCCAATCTCATCGCAAAAATCGACCATTTCTTTACCTTTTGACGGATAATCGTTTAAAGGTGTCGAAATTCTGGGTGTTAAAACCCCCTGCCTGCCGAAATTAGGCGCGAACGGGTCTATCTGGACTAAATCAGTCATGACTTAATCTAACCAGCCTGATAGTGGTTTATTTGGCTGTTTTCGGGCATAAAAAGACCAT